CTGTTAAACTACCAATAGTGAATGCTGTCGGAGTTGTCGTCGATCCGGTGGGGTTACCCTCAAGCGTCCACGCCGCTGCGGAAGGTAGGCTTGCAGTAGGGGCTGCCCACGTCCCATCCCCCCGCCAAAAGGTCGTGCTAGATGCCCCCGTGCCAGAGTTGAGATTGCCAACCGGCAAATTTCCAGCATAAGAAGTGGTAATCCCCGTAGTACCTGAACCACTAACAGCGCCAGACAATGTGATAGTCTGATTGCCAGTCAGGTAACTCATGTTCAACGCATTGGTGACAAGACCTTTCCCGTTGACGGTAATTCCCTGAAACGTACCAACTGTAGAATTAACTGTTGCCAATGTAGTCGGCACCGTACCAGTGCCTGTACCAGTCACATCGCCGGTTAGGGTTGTTGATGATACCAGAGACGACCATGGCACTGATGCCAAAGCCCCACCTGCCGCATTGTCCTGCAATAGTAATTGATCGGTAGAAGCTGGTGTTGTCTTCGCCGTCAGGCTGCCGATCGTAAACGCGGTCGGTGTTGTCGTTGCCCCTGTCGGGTTGCCCTCAATCGTCCAAGCCGCCACAGACGGCAAACCTGGAGCTGCCCACGTCCCATCCCCCCGCCAGAACGTCCCACTCGACGCCCCACTCCCAGAGTTCAGATAGCTAGTCGGCAGACTGGCCATCTGCCCCAGCACCCCTCCAGGCGCCACATACAGCAGATCAGGCGACGTCCCCCCCACCACCGCCCCACCGATGGACATCCCCCCACCACCAGTCACACTTGCGGGGTTGAATATTACACTCATCGTATACTAGGGGCTCCGGCCCACCATATCGTCCCGCCCAGCGTCACACTTGCCGAACTATTGATCACAAACGGGTCGCCATCATTACAGCTGATGGGCAACTGAATAAAATCCTGCACCTGCGCTCCATTGGCCAAGAACGGCATCGGCCCCGTCACTGGCGACGTCCCGCTCTTATAAACCAGTGTGGAGGGAGCACTAATCACAAAAAAGAATTGCAGGATTGCCAGCTTATATCCACTGATCGCAGGCACCACCACCTGGTCCCCGCTCCCGGTGAAGCTAATAGGGATCATCTGCACTGGCGTCCCTAAGGTCGTATCCACAATCATGGCGTCAACGAATACCAAACCATCACGGCCAATCCCACCGTGGCCCCGGTCGAAACCACACACAAATTATTCCCCGCAGGCAAGCTTATGTAGGCTACAGGCTGCCTATCAGCCGAAGGGGCTGTCGAGGTCACGCTAAAGGCGGGCGTCATCGTATTCGTCCCTACACCACAACTCGGCCCGGTCCCATACTCGAACTGGAACGTCGTCGAGGCTGTCTGATTGGACGTCACATGCCACCCGCAAATATTCACCGACGACCCGGTCACCCCGTTGATCACCAGCGTCGTCGTGGCCGTCACAGGGCTCGCCGTCGCGGTCCTATTACACAATATCTGATTGGTTGGCCCTGCTATGTTTTCAGCACGGCCCTGCGGGGCAAAAAGGAGGGCCGCAACCACGACTGGGAGGATGAATAACTTCTTCATGATGCGGCCCTCAGGTCAGGGGAGCTACTTGTGCGGGGTCACGGATGGTCCACCAGGAGGCTGTGGCTTTCCACCCTCCGATGGCCTCCACACCAAAATCCAACCGAACCACTCAGTGTAGTACCAGCTCCACCCCGGAGGCAGCAGCGAACCAGGGGGCATCACCGGTGGCACCTCCGGTATCTCCGGAGGTTTCGGCCATACCTCCGGGGGCTGTGGCGGCCACACCTCCGGTGGGTAATAGATCGGAGGGCTCACCACCCCACCCGGCGGTCTCACGATCGGATGGGCCGGAAACACCGGCGGATAATAAATCGGTGGGGCCACCACATTGGGCGGCGCGGGCACCCCATAACCCGGATCGACCGGGGTCGTGATCGCGCCCACCCCAGTAATCGTCACCTGTTTGGTCGTCTCACCATCGTTTATCGTACCCACAATGACAACTGATTGTCCTGCCATTCAAACCTCCTCTGGTTACCTGGCTTTGTACCAGGTGTTGGTGGAAAGGACGTACACGTACTGGACGCTCGCCCCGGCGGCCAGTGTACCAGCGGCAGTTGAACCTTGTATGGTCGACCCGTCCGCCGTTGCGAGAGTCCCAGCAGTAAATGCGCCGGCACTCCCGTTCACCCACACAAACGCCTGGCCATCATAAGGCTGGGGCGGCAACTGCACCGTCACCGACGTCGAGGCCGCAGTCGAAACCAGCAGCCCCACCGCATTCGTCAACACCGGGCTCAGCGTGCCCGTTGTCTGTGCCGTCGTCACGGGATTGCTCCCGCCCCTCAGCTGGGCCGTCGGGACAAAAATCGCGGTGCCCCCTGGCCCACCCACGGCCACCTCCACCACCTCATTTCCAGTCAGGCTCCGTGACCCAAGCTGCGTCTGGGCCAGCGCACTGAAAGCACCCCAAGTCGCAAGGGCGGCAATGACCGCCCCACCCAACCAGGCTTTTCTAGTCATTGCCCTGCTCCCTTAGTTCGCAATCACGATGCCCGGCGGATACCCACTCGAATACCCAGCCGAGGAAATAATCTGGTCCCACCGGTCCAGCACAATCGTGCCCTCAATCCCACCCGTGCCGGTCCACGTAAACGTCCCACTTGAGATAAAATTGAGTTGCAAATACCTTGGCACCGGCTGGCCAGGGACCGTCCGTGGCACATCAATATTGGCCAGGTACGCGCCCTGCACCCCAGCCGCCAGCAGCACCGACGGCCCAGTCCACATGGTCGTATACGACCCTGGCGTCCCAGACCCGCTGTCCGGGGCGCCCTGCAACTGGACCTGGATGCTCGTTCCGCCGGCCAGTGCCTGAGTGCACACCACCAGCAGCTTCAACGCGGGATCATCCCCAATGCCCATATCCCGCGCCCCACCTCCAGCCGCGCTGTTGGGGAGGCCCGCCACCACCCCCAGATCAACAATATTGCTGGCGGCCTGCGTTCCAGTCGTGGGCCGATCGGCATTCAATCCACCCGCAAAGGTGATTCCACCAGTGGCCCCATTGCTAGTCCCAGTGAACATAAGTGCATTATCGAGAATCATGGCTCACTCCTTTAGACCACTTGGGCCTCGTTATTCACTATCGCATCACAAGTCCGCACCGGAACGCCCCTAAACGTAGTCACGGGCTTCCCATCGAACTCCTCAATCCTAAGCAGCACATTCGTCTTGTTCATTGCCTGCAGATCCAGATAAGTCCGAATCACCCTGTTGCAGTAAATCACTGTCCGGCCCATATCGGCCCGCACCTCGGGCGTATCCGAAGTCTGGATCGACGTGGCCATTGTCGGGGCAGTCGGCAGCCTGTAAAGGCCACGAACCAGCAGATTGATCAGATTGGCCGCACTGACACCCGTCAACAGGGTCACGTCAATATTCGAGACCCTAACCACATAGCGCCAGTCCCTCAATGTCAGCCCTATCTCCCACTTAAAGTGGTCCCGATAGGCCTGATATGTATTCCCAGAGGAGTCCAGCACTGGCCACTCGCCCATATCTCGGTGCTGCAAGCCAGTTATCTTACCCTTCGGGAAGCTCGCATGAAGCGTGTCCGCGCCCCACACCACAATCCACAAACTCGTATTGGTATTGCTCGTTCCGCCACCATCCAGCACATTCGCGGCGGTCTGGCTATTAGCCGCGGTCTTGGTTGAGTACCTCGGGGCCAGCCCAGTGAACCTTTCAGGGTTTGTGAACTGATTGCCGTAGACTAGGGTGGCGGCGATCTGTTGGCTCATACCCTCCAGGAAGGCCCGCACCTCCGACAGCCTGAACTCAGCCGTGTTCCCATTCAAATCCGCGATATCCTTATCGATCACCGCATACGTCTCCAGATTGCCACACGTATCCACAATCTGAGCCGTCGTGCTCTTGGCATTCGGGACACCCTGATTCAGCAGCCGCCAAGTTGCCTGAGGCAGCCCCGTCCGCACAGTCGTCTTATGACCAGTCGGCAAATTCCCCTCGACAACCATCATATCGTCGAGGATCTCATTCGTCTGGGACAAAATCTCGATGATGACGGCAACTCTGTACCCATCATCCATT